GCCGCGTAGATCGCCGGGAACACCCCCGATCCATCGGCAACTACCGGCGTTGCGTGGGGCGTTGTCGCTGCGGCGTCGGAATAGACCGTGACCGGTGTGGAGGTGCCGGACTGGTAGAAATACGCCTTCGCCCCGGCCAGGTAATTGCCGCTGGCGTCAACCGCGCGGTTGACGTTCAAGTCCACTACGTTCGTCATGGGGTTCCCTCAGATCGGGGCTGGAATTTTCGCGCGGTTGAGGTAAAATCGCCGGATGCAGCGATTTTTCATCAACCTCGTCATCGCCCTGCTTTTCATCAACGTGCCAGTAAGCGTCTGGTTTATCGGATGGGGCATGGTTCTTGTTTCGCAGCAGTTGCCGCTTTGGGGCTTCCTGCTGATGTGCGCCAGTCTCAGCGTGGCATTTCTGGGAGTTGCCGCGCTGATTGATGAATTTGAAGCACGCCATCGGTAATCATCCGGCCGATCAGCTTCGCTTCCGCGTCCTTCATCGGCTGGCCTGCCAAGGCCCCCTGAACCGCCACAAGCGCCCTTTGCGCGTCCGCACCACGAATGCGCGTCAGGGCATCCGCGATCTGCGCAAACATCGCCTTTTCCGCATCGCCCATGCTGCGCGCGTCGATCCCGGCCAGCGCCCGCGTGAATTCCTTCGCCGCGTCCAGTGGGTTGCCGATATTCCCCGCGACACGCCGCGCGACGTTGGGCGTAAGTTCCGTCTTGGCCTGGCCCTGAATTGCCCCACGAATGGCGGTGTCCGAATTCCGCGCCACGGCCCCGCGCAGAAGAAGCGCCGTCGCCTGCTTGTCGAGTTCGTCCATGAGGGCCTCGGCCTTGGCCTTGCCGAGTGCCAGCCGCAGCTTTGACGTGTTCTTGCGGCTCGACAGTTCCGTGACCAGCTTCATCGCCTCACGGGCATCGACGTTCGGATCGGTGATCGCCCGGCGCACCGCGCTCATGGTGTTTTCGATGGTTTCCCGAACGCCCTGCACCATGGCGGCGCGGGCCTCGGACGACAGCCCCTTGCGAACAAACCCGTAAACATCTTCGACGTTCACATTCGCAAACAGCAGCTTGCGGCCGAGGTCAAGCGCGTCGTCCATCTGGATTTTGTCGCCGCCAAGCCTGACAGCCGTCCGGTATGCCGGTACAGCATCGCCAATCGCGCCGCCGAGTTCACCGGCCAGCCTGGAATAGCGGATGCCCTGCCCGGTCGGACGACCGAATTTATCCACCGCCTCGCGCCCGATATTACCAAGGGCCTTCTTGATTTCGTCGAGTTGCCGCACGTTCGGCATTTCGCGGAACACGACAGAACCATCCGGGCCGATTTCGGCCATGATCTGCATGTTCTTCAGGCCGAGCGACCGCATTTCCTCGTTCGCTTCCTTGATCGCCGTCTGCATGGTGGACGGCGGAACGCGGGCCAGAACGTCTTCAACCTTCCGCCCGGCGTCATCGGCGTAGTTGACCGCCGTCGAATAGGCCCGCTCATAGGCAGCCCGGCGAACCCCTGATGTGCTTTCCGAGATTTCCCGCGCGGCTGTCTTCACGCCCTTTGCCGTCGTGCCGAGGATACTATCCAGCTTCGAGGGCAGGCGCGCGCCGAACGCCGCCGACCGGCCTTCCACGGCGTCACGCGTGACGGCCAGAGCCTTGCCGCCCGTCTTGCTGGCCGCGTCGAGAAGCGCCTGCGTGGCGGGACCAGCGTCGGCCAGCATGGCATCATCGCCAAGCTTGCCAAGCCGCGCCGCAGCCGCGCCCAGATCGTCGTTGATCAGGGCCTCCTTGACCGTCCGCGCCGCCGCCGTGTCGATGCCGAATTCCCGCGCGATTGCGGCCACGTCCAGTTTCTTCATGCGCCGCGCCAGCGCAGCAGTCCAGATGCCCGCCAGATCGGCCACGGGTGCCAATGCTGCGCTAAGACCGGCACCCATGGCCCCGTATACCGCAGCCCCGCGCAGGCGATCACCGGCCTCGCGGCCAGCACCAGACGCCACGCCCTCTGTCAGGCCAGCCGCCGCACCAGCGCCCATGACGCGGGCGAGACGGCCGATCTTCGACCCTGCGCGGCCGACGAAATCAGCCGTCTTTTGCCCGGCACCCATGACCGCCAGCGGGGCGGTATAGGCCACGCCGCCCAAGACGTTCAGCGCCCCGGACTGGATCGGGTGTTGACGTTCCATCGCGTCGGAAGTTGCGCGCATGTTCTTGGCGGCTTCCGGCGAAACCAGACCGACCGCCTCGTCAAGCCACTCCCCGACAATCGGCGCGCCTTGGTTGAATTCCTGCACCCGCGCGGCAACCGGGTTCTTGGCGATGCGTTCGCGGTCAAGATCACTCTGGAACGTGTCGGCAACCGTCGCGCCGTTCATGATTTCCGCGATCTTGGCCGGGTCATTCGTGTTGTATCCGGGCGAGGTATAGACGCGCTCGCCCTTGTCGTTTTCCATGATGACGCCATCGTTCGCCGTGGCGATTTCACGAAAGCCCATGTCGGTATATTGCTGGCGCGCAGATGTCCCGCCCTGAGACGCGTATTTCTCCCACGGCCCAGACTGCTTTTGTTGCGCGTATTTTTCCCAAGGACCGCCCATCAGTTTGCAGGCTCCCAACTGTCAGGGTTTGCCGGATCGCCGCCCTTGAAGCGGTATCCATCCACGATGCTCCCGGCTTCCGGCGTTGCCGCGTTTGCAGGCTGCGCGCCCGCCGTCTCCCGAGCCGCCTTCACAAGCGCACTGTCTCGGGCAAGCATCTGCGCGGGCGACATGCCGCTTTCCAGCGCGTTGACCGCGCGAATGCGGGCTTCCTTCTTGGCCCTCAGAACGGCGGCGTTGTCCCCCGGCTGCGGAAGGTAGGTAATGCCGTAGCTTTCGGTTTCCTGCTGCGTGATCGCCGCTCCGGTGTCTTTGCGGAGAATGGCTTGAAGGAATTCAAGACCTGCCTGCTGCGCAACCTGGAAGTTGTCGGTCTGCATTTCGCGGCCAAAGCCGAACGGCACCCAATCGGCGGCGCGCTGCCACCGGCTCGTCAGCTCATTCGCAACCGGGTCGAGGGCGCCCATCGCTCCACGCGCGCGGGTGGCATAAACGTTGTCCTTGGATTGCGCCTCGGTGAACGGCTTCCCTGCGCCGCCAGTGACGCCCGGCCCTTCCGTGACGCGAAGCTGCCCGTCCGGTCCCGTCTCGATGCTCATGCCGCGCGGCGGGTTCTGTGCGTCGAATTTCCCGGTCTTGGTGTTGACCTGCCCCGCCTGCGCGCCGTATGCCGCCGCCTCTTCCGGCGTTGCCGCGCGCCATTCCGGGGTTGCCGGTGTAGACGCCTTCAGCGCATCCGCAACGCCCATGTAGGTGTAGGCGATGGCCTGCCGGTTGCCGAACTGCCCGACAAGATCGGTTGCGCCCATCTGCGTCACCAGCGCATCCCACTGTTCCGGCGATTGCGCGGCCATGCCAGCGGCCACGGCCTTCTCGATCTGCGCGGCCTGCGCCTGCGCCTCTTCCGCCGAAAGCGTGGCGGCGTAGCGTTCGGCTTCGCGCTTCGCCGTCTCGCGCCGCATCTGCATTTCTTCCACGTCGAAGGCCATGCCCTGCTGCGTGCGGGCCATGTCAAGCCGCTGCCCCTGAATGCCCATCGCCGCCTGAGGATCAAACCCGGCCAGCGCGTTCAGGGCGTTCTGATCGCCCGACAAGATCCCTGCCCAGTTCGTCGCCAGCATGTTCTGGTATTCCCGCTGGCGCTGCATTTCATTCCGGCGCTGCGCCAGTTGAAAGCCGCTGTCCATCGCGCCGAGAACGTTGACCGGCTGACCTTGCAGGATGATGGAAGGATCGAGTTCGGCCATTATGCGCGCCCCGTGGTGAATTTCCGGAATGACAGTTGATTGACAGGCATCATGAAGTCGGCCGGGTTGAGCCGGTTTTCAGCCGGTCGCCATTGTTCGGCCAAGGCGTTCTGACCGGGTTCCGCAGTGCCGCCGCGCCGATCCGCCAATGCGTTCTGCGGCGCGTAGCCAGCGAGAAGCGCCTCGGCCTTGGCCCGGTGCGGCCCCATCTGGTCGTTGACCTTGTCGGCCACGGTCCCGGGCGCACCGCCGTTGTTTGCGTCCGATGCCCCGTAGCGCCCCGGCCCGCCAGCGTTAACGACACTGTAGGCGTCAAGCATCCCCATCCCCGGACGCCAGCCATTGGCCCGGTAATAGCGCGCAATCGCCCCGTCTGCCCCGAGCTGCGACCCAAGCGGGTCGTTCCAGTCCACGCCGTATTCGCGTGCCTGCGGCTCGCCAAACTGGATCAGCCCCCGATGCTGGCCCCATTGCGTCGTCGGGCCTGCCTGCGAAGGGTCGAACGTCCCACCCGTCTCATAGGAAATGATCGTGGCAAGATCGACCGGGTCCATCCCGAGGGCGTTTGCCGTCTCGACAATGCCAGCGGCCAGCCGGTTCATCTCAATACCACGGGTTCGGTTGCGGACGCGGCGATGAAGTCATGCCGCCGCCGTTGAGGTTTTGCTGATAGTTCATGTAGCCAAGCACGTTCTGCAGCCCGCCGTTGAAGGCGTTGCCCATGCCGATTGCCCCAGCCGCAGAAGCGTTGCCACGGCTCGCCAGCGCACCTCCGACGCCAGCCCCCATGTTCGCCCCGGCGTTCGCCTGGTTGCCCGCTGCAGCCACGCCGGTATCCGTCATGCCCGCCAGCCGGGCGAGGTAGTTGGTATACTCCCCAGTGGCGTAGTCCTGCCCGTATTTCAGGGCGTCCCGCATGGCAGCGCCGGAATACAGCCCGCCCCTCGCCGCCGCCGATGACTGGATCGCGTCCAAGCCTTGATTGAGGCGGAAATCATAGCCCGGCGTCTTGGTATAGCCGCCGTATTCCGTCCCGCCCGTCTTGTTGGCGTTGGCATAGGCCTGCGCCGCCTCCAACGTGTCGAAAATCTGGCCGTTGACGCTGTAGCGTGTCGGCGTTCCGGGGGTTTGCGACGATGCTGGCGGCTGACGCCTGTCTTGGTTGCCCTGAGGCGGGAAGCCCACCCCGCCCCCGCTGGAAAATCGCGGATCGCCAAGCGTCGTCGGGCCTTTACCCTCAATCGTCGTGATCGTTGGCGCTGTGCCGCCGAACGTCGGGCGCGGGCCGATGCCGAGTTCGTAATTGTAAGCCGCCAGCGCGTTCGTTCCGGCGTCGTAGAACGGCTGGAACCGCTCCGTCGTGTCGTTGTAAATGTCGCGGTAAAGCTGCACCTGCTGATCGGATGCAGCCTTCTGGGCCTTTGCCGCCTTGTTGGCCGCAGATGCCTGCCCGATGCCGCCAAGAACAGACGCGCCAATGCCAGCGGTGATCGGATCAATCCCCATTTCGCCACCCACTCATGATGATGTCGTAATCGCCCAGAGGCATCCTGCCGTCCTCGACAAAGCCGCAACGGCGGGCAAACGCCCAAGCCGCGCGCAGGTTTGAGGGCGTCCAGCCAATGAGGCGTTTCGGTTGCTTTTCAGTCCAGAATTCGCGCAGCAGAAGCCTGCCGCTTTCGACGGCTCGGCCCCACCCTTCCGGCTTTACCGCCATGTGCACCATCCAGACGCCCGGATGCGGTGCCATGTGAGCCACGCCGCACACATGCCCGTGCGCCCAATACTCGAACGGCTCACCCGGAAGCGTGTCAGGGGTGATGCCGAAAACCTGCTGGCTCGGATGCGCGAAGAACCCCCGCGCCTCGTCAACCGTGATCTTCATGCCCCCAGCAGTCTTTGTGCCGTCAGATCGTCGACAAGCGCCTTCACCCGCTGGGCAAGCTGCGCCGTCGTGACCGTAGCCGTGTCGAACGTCGCCCGGCTGGCCGTCCCCGTGGGGGCAACCCATCCCGTCGCCGTGTCGCGGTGCATGTCGGCCAGCAGCCGGTATCCCTCGGGCGTCAGCCGCCCGTTCTGGTCAACGTAGACCTGTTTCGTGTTCGGTGCGCTCATGCCAGCCTCACCCGCGCGTCGGAATACAGCAGCGCGTCAACAGGGTCGGAAATCCGCACCTTCGCCGTGATCTGCCGATGCCGCCCAAGCGCCCGCCAGATCAGCCGCTTGCCGTAAGCCCCGATAGCCCCGAAACCGATGGTCCGGCCGCGCCCCCAGGTTTCACCGCCGTCGCTCGATATGAAGAATTCCAGAACAGGTTCGCGGCCTGCGTCCTGCCGACCGACGGGCGCGAAGAATTCCAGTTCCGCCAGCGTCGTCCGTCCGCCGTCGGCATAAACCGTCGCGCTGATTGCCTCCCTGACCAGCGGCGTTGCCTCGTCGGTGTAGATTTCCGCAAGCTTGCTGATGTCGCCGTTGTTGCGCCCGACGAACCAATCCGCGCCAAGCTTGGCCGATGCCGTCACGCCCCACGGCTCATGCATGACGTTTTCCGAACGCTCGTGCCACTCCCGCGTTGCCAGATCGAACACCCACGCCGGGCGGTCATCGAACACGATGGCGCAGAATTTGTGCCCGCGATCCTCGTAATAGATGCACTTCGATGGGCTGCTGTCCTTGATGGCAGACACGACGCCCGGCATGGAAACAACCTCGAAATCCGCCCCCGAAGTCACGCGGACCAGATCGTCATCCCCGACGAAGAAGGCCCCGCCGTTGAAGGTGCAAACCAAGCCAAACGCCTTCAACCCGGTATCCTTCGACGCCCCGGCCATCTGCGCGAACGCGTCCGCCCCGGAAAGCCCCGTCTCATACCAGATTTCCGTCGACGCCGTGCCAAACAGCCATACGGCCCCGTTGATCGCCACCACCCGCAACAGATCGTCGTCGCGCTCCGTCGCGGATGCGAAGTTCAGCCCCGGAAGGCTTGTCGCATCTGCCAGCGCCGACCACTCGAACCGCTTTCCGTTTCGTTCGGAAATGATCGTATAGCTGCTGACGTGATCCACCGAACCGTGATCGGTAATCGCCCCCACGGCCGGGCTGGTCAGTGTCGCCCCGTTCCAGACGTAATACGATCCCCCGGCAACAACCGTGACATAGCCATCATGACCGGCAATCGTGGTTTCCTCGCTGTCGGTGATCGCCCCGAGGTTTACCGCCGCGCCGGTCGTGATCCGGTAGAGATACCCGCCACAGGCCACATACAGCGCGCCGTCAATCGTCCGCATCGCCCGCATGAATACGCTCGGCAGCGTTTCGTGAAGCTGCATCCCCGGAACCGCCTGCAAGACGGCCCGCGTCCTGCCCCCGGCCATGACCGGCTCGCGGTAGCAGTTGATCAGCCTGCCGCTATGCCCGATCCGGTTGCGATCATCCCGCACCGAAGGACCGGCGAATTCCACCATCGGCATCATGTCACCGAGCGGCGGACAAGTTCACGGTCGAGCGGGACCGTCTCGATGATCATGTAATCTGCCTGCATCCGGCGCAGGAACGCATCGGCGTCGAAACCGACAGGCACAGCCCAATCGGGGGCCAGCCGGGACGCCAGAAGATAAACGATGCCCTCGCGGAACTTCGCTTCCATCGGGAAATCATCGGCAAGCGTCAGGTCGAGCGAAGACGGGCTGATGCCGTCGAGTTCAAACCCGGCCATCATGTCGTTGTAGGCGTCAAGACCGACTGCGGCCTGATCGGATGTCATCGCGTCGTCGTGCGCGACAACGCCGATCTTGCGATAAGCCCGATGGATGATGTCCTGAACAGTTGCCATCGCCGCCCCCAAATGGAAAAGGCGGGGCCATGACAGCCCCGCCCGTTGTCGTTACGAGGTCTGGCGCAGGCCGCGCCGGGGGTCGAGAACCTCATTCCCCCACAACACGTCAAAGCGCATGTTCTGCGCCAGCGTGTTGCCGTCGACCCATTCCGATACCGACACAACCACCTTGTTGCCGCGCTTGGTCGACGTTTTCAGGCCAGCATTGGCCGGAATGTCGAGCGGGCGCGAAACCAGCGTGATCGCCATCGGGTCAAGCAACAGGCCCTGCTTGTAACCCGTGCCGCCCGTGCCGGTCTTGACGGTGATGGCTGCGTTGTCAGCCGGTGCCGCCGTGACGGTCTGGAACGCGCCCGAGATGATGATCGGGGGCGAAATCGTCAGCGCAGCCGGGCCGGTCGCCGCGCCCGAGTCCGCATCCGCCAGAACCGTGAACGTCTGGAGCCGCCCGGTCGATGCCTTGGTGCCGGGGTGGACAGAGTTCACGCCAGCGATGGTGAACACGTCGCCAGCTTTCAGAATGCCGGTGGTGGAGTTCGTCCAGCCATCGGTGTTCAGGGTTTGCGACCAGGTGTTCTTCGCCGTCGCGTAGGTGACACTCTGCGAAGCGCCGTTGACCAGCGGGGTGCCGGTTGCCACGCCGACAGTATGCGTCGGAATGAAGGCGGTAGTGTAGTTGTCAAACCCGCCGATCATGCCGAGGGACGCCTTTTCCAGCGCCGTCTTGTTCCGGCCCTGCACGTTCAGGGCGGCAACCGCCGACGAAATCTTCGCGCCGGTCGTGGGCGAGAGGAAGCCGAGACGCCCGCCGACAGGAATGCCAACGTCGGTCATGTAGGCCCCGGCCTCGGCCAGTTCCAGCACCGTGCTCGGCGCGGTTCCGGGAGTGCCGGTGAAGTGGTAGAATTTCGAGTAGAGCGCCGCAATCGACGTCTCGATCTTCTCGGCCGCGCGCCGGGCCATCGGCAGGATGACCTGTTCCGACCAGCGGTCGAAAGACAACGACCGATCCAGCGCGCCGACGCTGACCTTGTTCGACCACGTCTTGTTCATCGAAACAGCGACCGTGCCTTCGGTCACGTCTTCGGTGTAGGACGTCAGGTCGATGTTGTTGTCCTGGCCGAGATACTGCATCTGGCGGCGGACGTAGACGGTCGAGCCGTTCATCTTGAATTCGTCCGACAGGTCAACGCCAACGGCGCTGCCGAGAACGAGTTCCTGTTCCAGCAGGTGCACGAATTCCTGTGCCACCTGGGTAGGCGTATAGAACGAGTTTGCCATTTTTCACCCTTTCAGAGCGTGAATGTGCCGCCCTTCGCCCGCCATTCGGCATACTCGGTTGCCGTCATCTTGGTCGGGTCGCTCACCGCTGCCGCCTGTGGTCGGACGGGGTTGATCGGTGCGGGGGCCGTAGTTGTGGTTTTTGGCCGGGGCGCGGAAAGCGTGGCCTCGATACGGCCGATTGCCCGCCACATGTCCCGGTCGCTCATGGCTGAAATCTCGCGCGCCAGCTCCCTGTCGCTTGCGATCCGGTAGGCAACATCAGCCGGTGTGTCGGTCGACATGATCGCCTGCGCCATCCGTTCCGAAATCGGCACGTCCTGCGAATAGACGACTTGATCGAAGTCCGAATACCGGCCCTTCGCCTCGGCAACCTGCTGCGTCCAGTTTGCCCGATCCGCCGCAGCCTGCCGTTCCTTGACCGCCGCAACGTCCCTGCGGCGCGCCTCGATTTCCGCCTGGATTTCCGCCTCGGTGCGGCCGTCCAGCGCCTTGACGCTGGCGTAAGCCGTCCGTGCCGCAAGATAATCCTCGTATTTCTCGAAATCGGCTTCCTTGGGTTCCGGCAGCGCCGCCGCCGCCGATTTCAGCCGTTCCAGCCTTGCCGTTTCCGCCGCAAGCCGCGCCGTCGCGTCGGCCTCGCTCGCCCGAAGCCGGTCAAGTTCAGCCTTGCGTTCCTCCCGCCGCTTTTGCGAACGGGTCTTTTCCTCGACCTGTTCAGGGGTTTGTTCCGCCTCGGGGGCTTCCGTCTCCTGTTCAGTCGATACGACTTCCTCTTCGGCTGCCGCTGCGGCTGCCGTTTCCAGATCGTCCATTGCTTTTCCCTTGGTTAGCCCACGAAGGGCGGTTGCCCGCCGAACGGCGGCATCGGTTGCCTCATGGCAGCCAATCTCATTTGCGCCTCAGCCGCTTCCATCTCGGCCTTTGCCGCGTCGGCCTCGGCCTTTCGGGCCTTGGCCTCTTCCTGCCGCAGTTGCAGGGCTTCCATCGCCTGCGCGGCCTGCATCTGCCGCGCCTGCATGGCCTGCTGCTGTTGCTGTGCCATTTGCTGCGCCTGCATGGCCTGCGGGTCGTCGTCCTGTTCGACAACCCCGGGCGGGAGTGCCCTTTTCAGGCGTTCCGCGATCTTGTCGGCATCAGGCCACTCCTGCGCCTTGGCGATAAGATCGCCCGTCAGAGCCGCCGCCTGCGGAACGGCCTGCACGAATGCCATCATGCCCTCTGCGCTTTCCTGCCGCCGCGTCGAATAGGTCGGCCCGACGCTGACGCGGACGGCATATTTTCCGGCCTGCATGTCGTTTTCGACCATCGGACCCATTTCGGTCATCAGGACGCGGTTGATCGCCACAACCTTTTCAGCGTCGTCATCGCCAAGAATGCGGATAACGCGCTCGGTGTCGTAAATCCTCGGGATCATGGACACGATCACGCGGCCCGCCTGCTCGACGGCCTTGACCACGTTGTCGGCATAGATCGACGTTCCGTTCTGGCTTTCCTGCTTGCGCGCCTCAATGGCAACGCCGCTTGTTTCGTTAGACCTGTTGCCGAGAGAGGCATCGTAAATCCCGGTAGTCCGCTTCATGTCCTCTGCGGCAAGCTGGATTTCTTGCAGAAGCCCCGCTGACGGCATCGGCGGCGCGGCACGTTGCGGCGCACCGGCCTTTTCGTCGGCGTTGTAGGGCAGATACGGGCGGTTGGCGCTATTGGCCTGCGCCCAGAACGTTTCAAACCCCGAAACCTGTTTGGCCGTGACGAGATACGGCGCTTTGGGTTGCAGCGCGACAACCTCGGCGTGCGCAGACCGGGACAGGTTGTAAAGCCGTTGCGGGTCTTTGGCGTAGCGGATGACCGACGAACGGTATACCTCATCGCCAAGGTGGATTTCCTCGCCCGTCACGGCGATGACGGGGATGAAGTCGCCCGGGAATTCCTGCGGGCCTTCCAGCACATCCTTGCCGCTGATCTTGGCCCACATGATCTTCGGCTTGCGGACCTTGCGCGACCGAGCGGCCTTGAGGCCGGGGGGGACGTTTTCAACAACCTGACCGCTCTCAAGCTGCCAGATCGTCCTTTCCTCGTATTCCTTCCAGAAATACTCTGCGACAACCACGCAGTCGGCGGCGAACCATTGCAGGCCGGGGCTGCTGTTGTTCGGCACGTCCTCGGCCGATTTGTCAGGATAAGCTTCCTTGAAGGCTTCCATGTCCATCAACTCGGTTACGAAACAATATTCCGCGTCCCGGCGCGACGGCTCACGCGCGAACGGGTCGAAATACACCGAAAACGGGTTGTGGATACGTTCAATCAGGATTTCCTGATCAAAGGTATCCCCAGCGCAGTAATCAGCGCGGATGCGGAATGCCCCGAAACCGCCAGCGGCGGCTTGTTCGCCAGCGTTTTCATACACGCTGGCCGCACCGGACGAATGTTCGATCTGGCGCACAAGTCCTTCATAGATTTCCGCCATCTCGACCGATGAATGCCCATCGGCCGGGGAAACCTTGATGGCCGGGTTCATCGACCGGATTTGCCCCGTGACCTGACGGACGAACTGGGGCAGGCCGTTGATGGTCAGGCACGGGCGACCCTCGGCCTCGCGCTCGGCTTTCGCCGCCTCATCCCATTGCCGACGGCCAATGAGCGTCTCTAGGTCATCTATCGACCGCTCGCGGTTGCGAAAGTCGGCGTCATACGCATCCTGCGCCCGCTTTCTGGCGGCTGCGATGATGTCATCATCTGTCATTATCGCATCCATCC